TTGTATTTCAAAATCTGGATTAAAGAGATAAAGGATCTGTTCCATTATCTGTAATTTTTGATCAGTGTTGGTAGTAAAAATATCTGCAGATACATTTAAACGGAAAGGAGATGGCATTACTTTTTCTACTGTATATCCAGCACCCAGTCCTTCAGTATATTCGCCGGTGGTGGCATCAAATTCTCTTTCTTTTAAATGTTGTTTTTCGACATGATACGGATTTTGCATTCTCTCTCTGTCATAATCCAGTGCATTTACGTATGCGGCAATTCGTGGAGCATATTGTAAAGCATTTTCAGAATTATTTCTTATAATATTTGCTACCTGTCTAGTCATGTCTCCATAAACTACAGGAACTGCTCTCAATTTAATTGAACCATCAGATCCTTTACCTGTTTCTACAGAAAAATTACTCAAAACTCTTACGAATTGAGTTAAAAATTTCCTTATTTGACCATCATAAAAATGCAACATCTTAATTGTCAGCCTTTGGTTTTAGAGCATCTGTCAAAGATTGTCTCTGCTCAACTGTCAAACCGTTAATAGTAGTTGTGTTTGATTCATTGATGAATTTTGTTTTGTAATTAGCCCTACTATCATTGTTGGTCGAAGTAATCCTGACCGAGTCTTCCACTTTGACCCATCTAAGCCCATCATAACGAAATAGTCTGTTTGGCAAGAAATCTGTCCTTAACCAGTAGTCACCTTTGTCAAAATTAGACGTTGGAAACGAAGTTCCAAAGCCTGCTGGATAACCATTTGGTGGCACGCCGTCACCGTCCACGTAAAATCCATAGTGTGAACTTGCTGGTGTGTCTAACACTGCATTAACTGTTTGGCTGGAGCTGGCACGAGATGTTTCATTGTTTGCACCGTCTAATCTAATATTGCCTCGCTCATCAATCGGAGCCACATAGTATTGTTTGTAATTAAATCCTGATTTCGGCGAGTCTGCTTCTGCTTGGTTGACGATAGCATCGTTAATGGATTTTTCTTTGTTAAAAGTTGACATGTAACTGGCTAGACTTCCTTCTGTTGTTGCGTCGCCAATAACATCACGGAATTCTTGAGAGTCAACTAGAGTTTTTAATTTTAATCTTAAAAGGTGTGGCCACCAAGTTTGTGAAAATCCTTCTGCGGCTCTGTTGACATCTTCAACCACATAATATCTTTTTAGAGCAATAGGAACAGAAGCATCTAACGAATAGTCTTCTTTCATGTGTGGAAATTCTACCACGTCTCCAGACATAGGTTTTCTGCCAAGTCTTTCTACTATTTCATTCATGTGTACAGTTAAAAACACTGTATCATTCTGTAAGAACATACCAAACTGTGATAGATTAAAATCTATGTCCTGCACATTGTAAATGCCTCTTATTGTGTAGATATCTGGTGAATATTGTCTATCTCTGTTTTCTAAAAACAACAGATCTTGTATGGTTCTTTCATTGGTTTCACTGGTAGCATAGTTTGGCTGTGTTGGAGATGCCGCTCCGTCTTTGCCTGTGTCACCCTGTTTGTATGGCCCTAGATATTTGTGTAGATGTAAGTCTGTTCCGCCTACAGTAAACATCTCTTTGATGTTGCGATCAAAAAATTTGTAGTCGTTGCCCTTTTCTGGCTTAAAGATTGATAGTCGTGGCATATCATGTATATTTATTGTAATGAGTCTAACGGTAAATATGTGTATGTCAGAACTACAAACTATGCAACAAGAGGTATTTGAGTACGTTAAACTTAGTCTAGGTGACGGAATGATTGAGGTTGAATTAGACCCAAAACACTACGAAACTGCACTAGAAAGAGCCGTAAACAGATTCCGTCAACGATCATCTAATGCTGTTGAAGAATCATACGCTCATCTCACGCTGGCCAAAAACCAAAACAAATATATTCTACCTGACGAAATTATCAACGTAAGACAGCTCATGAGAAGAACAGTAGGTTCAAGAACCGAAGGTGGAGAAGGTGGCACACTATTTGAGCCATTCAATTTAGCCTATACAAATACATATCTTTTAAGAGCAGGAGCAACTGGTGGATTAGCAACCTACTACGCTTTTGCATCATATCAAGAATTAGTAGGAAAAATGTTTGGATCATTTATTCAACACCACTTTGATGTTGCAACTAAAACATTGACTATAACTCAAAGACCAAGAGCAGACAACGAAACAGTACTAATGCATACAGACAATTTTAGACCAGACATTACACTATTAAGAGATATCTATTCTAAACCGTGGATTAGAGATTACACTCTAGCAGTTTGTAAAACAATGTTAGGTGAAGCCCGAGGCAAATTTAATACCATAGCAGGACCACAAGGCGGTACTACATTAAACGGTGCTGAGCTTAAACAACAAGGCATAGCCGAGATGGAAAAACTAGACCTAGAAATTAATAACTATGTCGAAGGCGGTACTCCTTATAGTTTTGTTATAGGTTAATTCATTTTCTTTTCATATTAAATAAAATAAAGTAATATAACTGCAAAGGCAAGCATCATGGCTCAAGAATATAAAAAAATACAAAATCTCACCTACGAAGAGTTAGAAGAAATGGTAATCGGTTTAGAAAACATGGCAACCATTGCTAATTCCAAAAGCATCAAAGAACTAATACTAAAAACAATCAGAGAAACAAAAATAGAACTTGAAAAAAGAATAAAATCCTGCTAAACTGTTTAAATGTTAATAGGTTTAGTTGGGTTGATAGGATCTGGTAAGGATACTGTGGCAGAACGATTAGTTTCTCACCACGGATTTAAAAGAGACTCATTCGCAAAATCTTTGAAAGACGCTGTGTCTAATATATTTGGTTGGAACAGAGAATTAGTAGAAGGCAACACTAAAGAATCGAGAGCATGGAGAGAACAACCCGATATTTTTTGGAGTAAAAAATTTGGCAAAGAGGTTACTCCACGTTGGGTACTACAGTATTTTGGCACAGAAGTATGCCGGGCAAACATGTTGGATTCTATCTGGGTAGATTCGTGCATGGCAAGATATCAAGGACAACACACGGTAATCTCGGACACAAGATTTATAAACGAAATTAAAAAAATTAGAGAACAAGGCGGAAAAATAGTTCTTGTGAAAAGAACTGATATGCCTGACAAAAAAAGCATGATTGATTCTGGCGCTCATAGATCTGAATGGGACTGGATTGGCACAGAATACGATTACGTCCTGGAAAATACCCACACAATAGAATCACTAAACACAAAAATATCTGAAATGACTAACTATCTACTTCCAAATCTCCCAAAGACCAGCCAAGATGCTGAGTACTCTTTAAACGTTGACAATTAGCACAAATAGTTTTTAAATTGTAAGGTGAAATATTATCTCTTTTGCCGTCAACATGATACACATCCATTTGTATGGGCTTACTGGATCTAAAACCACATAATTCACACTTATTTTTTTTACGGTATCCTGCTTGAAGCCATTTTGGAGCAGATCCTGTTTTTTGCTTGTTTTTCTTACGAATGCAGGAATCACACTCGCTACGCCAATAAATCTTTTTAGCTTTTTTATAAGCGTATGACCTAGGTTTAATCCTACAGGTTTTGCATAAAGGTCTTTTCATTATTGTATTTACATGCCCTATATAGGTACCAAAAATTGACACAGTTTGATACAGTTTAACCGTATTCACTATAAATAGCATTAACATTGTTATAATAATAATTTTCAAGGAGTGATAAACACATGGCAACATTAACAAGTCCAGGCGTAAACGTTTCAGTAATAGACGAGAGTTTCTATGTACCATCAGATGCAGGTACAACGCCATTAATAATAATTGCATCAGGTCAAGACAAATTAAATGGTGCTGGAGACAGTACTGCGTCAGGTACGACAACTGCTAATGCTAATACAGCATTTTTGATCTCATCACAAAGAGAATTAACAGAAACATTCGGTGATCCAACATTTTATACTGATGCGTCAGGTGGATCTTTGAATGGTTACGAATTAAACGAATACGGTTTACAAGCCGCTTACTCATTTCTTGGCATAGCTAACAAAGCATTTATTTTGAGAGCAAATGTAAACTTAACAGATTTATTAGGTTCAACATCAGCACCAACAGAAAATCCAGTCGACGGTACATATTGGTTTGATTTAGCTAGTTCCATTTATGGACTTTTTGAGTGGTCTAAAACCAATCAATCATTTACAGCAATTACACCTAAACTGATCACTTCAGTTAACGATCTAGTAGGAAATGTTTCTACAGGTGCACCAAAAACTAATTTTGGTTCTAAGGGTGATTATGCAATCAACACTACAAATGTAACAAATAAAATTTACTTTAAAAATGATACAAATTCTTGGGTACAAACAGGCTCAACAGCTTGGCACATCAGTCATCCAACAATTGAAGGTACTGCAACATCAGGTACATTAACTAACGGACATTCAATCGAGATCAACGGCGTCGAAGTAACACTATCAGGTACAACTTTTACGGCCCTAGCAACTTCAATTGACAACGCAAGTATTCCAGGAGTAACAGCGGCAGTAGACGCAGTATCAGGAAAACTTGAAATTTATATTAACGGCATTGCGTACACTGACTCAATAGGTGGAAACAATACAATAGTAATTGCAAACAATACAGGAACAATATTAACAACTACTGGCATAACGGCAGGAACTTACTCGGGTGTATCTTTTGAACAAGCGGCACACTCTAGCAGACCTACTTGGAAAACAGCTGAAGATGACAGACCAAATGGATCATTATGGTTTAAAACAACTTCTCCAAATGCTGGAGCAAATCTTGTTGTTAAATTGTACAGTTCAAGTTCAGCAAGTTTCTCAAATGTAAGCACTGCTCTTTATACAAATAATCACACTGCAATATTCAACACAGATCCAAGCACAGGAGGTACAGGCATATCAGCAGGTACTCTTTATGCTCAATACAATGTAACAGAACAGAATAGAGTCAATGACACAGATGTTACGCTAAGAGTTGGAGACTTCCAACTATTTAGATATGAAGGTGGAGAAACCATTGTTCAATCTAAAACTGTGTTTCCAACAGGACTACAAGGTTCTTTCATAATGGCAGAATCTCTAAAAGGGGTATCGACTTTATCATCAAAAACTGTAACAGTTTCAAACTTAGACGGATCAACAGTAGCAGATGCAGAAGACTTTGTATCAGCAGTATCAAGTGCAGGCTTTACAAATGTTGAAGCTTCAATTATTACAACCGGTCAGTTCACTGGTGCCATTGAAATCAAACACAAATTAGGTGGCGAGATTAGAATGTATGATGTTACAAACACTCCATTAGCAACTGCTGGTTTTTCAGCCGCAACTGCTCATTCATATGGAACTTTCACAGCAAACAGTTCAACACTGATTGATAACTTGTATGATGTTCCAGCAGGTGCAACAGAAGATTCAACAGCTCTTCCGGCAACTATTGTTGCAACAAACTGGAAACGTTTATCATACACAGCATCATTGACTGCTCCAAGCACTGAACCAAGTAACGGTAAATTATGGTACAACACTAATTTAGATGCTGACATTATGGAACACGACGGAACAACTTTCAAAGGTTACTTGACAGTAAATGCAAGTACAGATCCAAATGGCCCACAATTTAGTGCCACTGAACCAACTACACAATCAGATGGAACTGTATTAGCAAACGGTGACTTATGGATTGACACATCAGATTTAGAAAACTATCCACAACTTTACAGATACAACACATCTGCTACTATAAGTTCAACTAATACATCAAACGGAACAACTGTAACAACAACAGGTGCCGCTTTTGAATTAATTGACAAGTCAGATCAGACCACAGAAGACGGAGTTATTTTTGCTGATGCTAGATTTCATACTAGAGTTGAAAAGGATGCAAATGGCAACACAGGTGCAGGCGAAGGATCAACAATAAAAGATCTTTTAAGTGATGCTCACTTAGATCCAGATGCTCCAGATCCAGCTACTTTTCCAAAAGGTATATTGTTGTTCAACACAAGAAGATCCGGATACAATGTTAAAGAATACAGAAACAATTACGTAACTACTGCCTCTTACCCAGGTTCAGGTTCAACTGGATTAGGTAACGTAAGATTCTCAAATGAATCTGTTGCAGGTTACTATCCAGACAGATGGGTAACTAAATCTACTAACAATGCTGACGGTTCTGGTACATTTGGTAGAAAAGCACAAAGACAGGTTATTGTAAATCAAATTAAATCAGAAATAGATACCAACCAAGCTGTCAGAGAAGACCAAAGAGGCTTCAACGTTATTGCTTGTCCAGGTTATCCTGAAGCGATATCTAACATGATTACATTAAACACAGACAGAAACAGCACAGCGTTTGTGGTAGGCGACACACCATTTAGACTGGCAGGTACATCTACAGCAGTGAGCAACTGGGCTAACAACTCAGCATCTGCGTCAAGTGATGGCGAAGACGGACTAGTATCAGCAAGTGACTACCTTGGAGTATTTTATCCATCAGGACTATCAACAGACAACACTGGAGCATCAGTTATTGTTCCACCAAGTCACATGATACTTAGAACTTTAGCCAACAATGACAACATTGGTTTCCCATGGTTTGCACCAGCAGGAACTAGAAGAGGTATTGTTGACAACGCAACAGCAGTTGGATTTATTGAAGCAAGTACAGGTGAATTTGAAACAATATCACTGACAGAATCAGCAAGAGATGCTCTTCATACTGCCAAAGTAAACCCGATAACATTCTTCTCAGGAGCAGGCATTGTAAACTTTGGTAACTTGACTAAAGTAGCATCAGCTTCAGCTTTGGACAGAATTAACGTTTCAAGATTAGTTGTTTTCCTAAGAACACAACTGGACGCTATTGCAAAACCTTTCATCTTTGAACCAAACGATCAACTAACTAGAAATGAAATCAAACAAGCAGTTGAATCATTCTTGCTAGAACTTGTAGGTCAAAGAGCATTGTTTGACTTCTTAGTTGTATGTGATGATACCAATAACACAGCAACTAGAATTGACAGAAACGAGTTGTATGTGGATATAGCAATCGAACCAGTTAAATCGGTTGAATTTATATACATTCCATTGAGAATTAAAAACACAGGAGAAATTGCAAATTTAGGGAACTAATTTTTGGAATAAATAATAGGAGAAACATATGGCTATATCAACATTATCGAAATTTACAGTCCCTTTATCAAATGATCAAAGTTCAGCATCACAAGGCTTGTTGATGCCAAAATTACAATATCGTTTTAGAGTGGTATTGGAAAACTTTGGAGTATCAACTCCAAGATCAGAATTGACCAAACAAGTTGTTGATTGTTCAAGACCAAATTTAACGTTTGACAACGTAACACTTGATGTGTACAACTCAAAAGTTTATATGGCTGGCAAACACACTTGGGATCCAATAACAATTACAGTAAGAGATGACGTCAACAACGCAGTTACCAAACTGGTTGGTGAACAAGTTCAGAAACAATTTGATTTCTTTGAACAAGCATCTGCTGTATCTGGTATTGACTACAAATTTACAACGAGAATTGAAATGCTTGACGGTGGTAATGGTGCTTCAACTCCAAATGTATTAGAAACATTTGAATTATATGGAGCATTTATTGAGTCAGTGAACTACAACACTCTAGCTTATGCTACATCAGACCCAGTTACAATCACAATGAATTTAAGATACGACAACGCAATCCAAACTCCACAAGGTACAGGAATTGGCACAGCAGTTACAAGAACTATTGGAACTCTAGCAACAGGCGGCGGTATCTAAGGATTCGCATTTATAATATTCAAAAAGCGCCTTTAACGGCGCTTTTTTTATGGCCATAAATATGTAGTATGCCATCGATTAATAATTTTTTAAATGCATTTTCAAATGGCCTTCCAGGCATGAAGGATTATCGTCATGCGAGTCGGCTGTACCTAGATGACAACTACAAACTATTACCCAAACAAAAATTCTTATTTCATGTGGTTTTTGACATAGATAATTCTATTCCAATAAGAAGATTTACAAACAATGAACGATTAGAATTAAACATGTTGGTTAAAACTGCTGACCTCCCCAAGTACAACATGAACGTGGAAGAAAAACAGCAGTACAACAAAAAAACATACGTGGCTACTAGAATCAGTTACGAACCAATTAACATTACTTTTCATGATGATCATGCTGACACTGTGAACGCTTTCTGGAAAGCCTACTACGAATACAACATTTCTGACTCATTGACTGTGAATCCTAGTGTGGCAGGATTCAACACACAGGGTAACATGTATGACGACAAACCAAATGTTACACAGTATGGTATGGACAATGCTCAACAAGAAAAGGAACCTTTCTTAAAAAATATACAAATTTTTACTCTGCACAAACAGAGATTTACATCATTTACTTT